GCGCGTTGCCAGCCGCATCTACGCGACCATGGCTATCGAGATGATCGCCAGCTACGGGATGCCGGTAGGCAAGGAAGTATTCGAAACCTGCCTGTGGATCGGCCGCTTTGTCCAGGCATGGCACGACCCTGAGGCGGTCAAGCTCGTGTATCGCAAGGACGTGAAGATGCACTTATGCGGAACCACGAAAGCAAAGGACGGAAACGTCCGCCAAGCGATTATCGACCTCTACCCGGCATCAGGGGGTGGAGCGACCCCTCAGATCGGCACCAAGGCCCAGCCAGGCCCCTTGTACGGGGTGTCCAGCCACGCATGGCCCGCTATCGGTGTGGCCCTTACCGTTCAAGCGCAAGGAGCGCAAGCATGAAGCAAGCCACCAAGCCCAGCGAGATCAAGCCCATGCAAGTGCGGGCATACGTCCCCAACATGCAGATGCGCCAGGTAGCCGAGAAGCTAAAGGGCATGCCTCGCCCGGTCGCGCTGTCTAGCAGGGTCAGCAACTTTCGGTATATGGAGGAGTGATGGGCAAGATCATCGACCGTGTGCGGCAGAGGCAGTATTTGCTCAGAGAAAAGGAGGTAAGGCGCCGAATGATGGAGGCTGACGTGGCGTTCTCGCATTTACTGCTTGGCGCATACGGTGTTAGGCCCTCGGTTGCTGGCCCCATCATTTTTATTGTGGTGTGCGTTGTCTTTTTTATCTGGTGCGGCTATGCGATTTTTTGGAGGTAATCATGCGGACACTTACCAACAAGCCCCGCATCTACCGCGTTCGTAACGGTTGGCGCTGCCAAACCATCCATGGCTGGGAGGATGGCCCCACGCCTGAGCGTGCAGCGCTGAACTACCTGACATGGCTGATCTTTGGCGATCCGAGGGGGTATTGATGTACGTCCTAATCATCGTCGCCGCCATCCTGACAAAGACTGGCCAAGAGATCCCACTGTATCGCCAGGAAATCCCAGCCAGGTCAAAGCAGGATTGCCTGGAGGCATTGGAATCCGCAGTCCTGAAGCCATACGTGGTCTATGCAATGTGCGAGGAACGCCATGACAGCAAATCCCATTGACTGGAACGAGATGCTGCTAGCGCTTCGGCGCCACGGCATAGGGCTGACGGAAGTATCAGTCAAGCTGCGCATCCCCAAGACCACTATCTACGCGTGGAGCAGAGGAACGGAGCCACGCCATCAGGACGGCGAGACATTCATCGCGTACTGGATGGAAGAGACTGGAGGGGCGCGCGATAACTTGCCGCGGCTATGTCGAATCCCTGATTGCGTCAGTCGGTTGACACTGACCCGTTCCAACTTAGTCGAGATTTCGAACGCGCTCATCTTGCAGAATCACTAAGGGCCATTCCGCGCCCCTAGGAGATCATGCATGAAATCGCAACTCAAAGGCGGCAGCTTCAGCGAAGGTGCCCGCTGCGCCGAACACGCACGCACTGCCCCCGCCAACACCCTCAAGAAAGTCCCGCCTCCTGGCCCGAAGGCTGAGCCTGTGCGTCTGAATGGCGTGCCGAAGGTCGGCGGTAACGGGATCAAGTGATGGATAAGCGCCCGAAAGACGTTCGCCCCTGGGCCGCTCCGTTTGATATCCGACCGAGCGCTTAACTATGCCCGTACTCACTGCCAAGCAGCGCAACAAGCTGCCCAAGAAAGAGTTCGGCCTGCCGGGCAGTGAGAAGTACCCCATGCCCGACAAGAGCCACGCCCGCAACGCCAAGGCACGCGCCAGCCAGATGGAGAAGGCTGGCAAGTTGTCGTCTTCGTCCAAGGCAAAGATCGACGCCAAGGCTAACAAGGTGCTGGGGAAGAAATGACCCTCTCCGCGCGCAACCAAGCCATCATGCATCTGCTGCACCAGGTCGCACATCTGTCGCAGCGCCTGCGTGCTTCGCGCTACACGGCGTTCGTTGTCGTTGATGGGCGGAGGGTGTGATGGATTGGCGTTGTCATATCACCAACGACCTCGCAATGATGGAGCTCCGCCGTCTGGTGGGGGTCTACGAGGGTAGAGAGGCCTTCCCTGATCTTGGGCGCGTTGATATCCCCCTCGAAGGGCGCGAGCTTAGCCTGGAGGAATTCTGCGATAAGCATCTTGCTCCTTTGGCTATGGAGTTGTACATGCAGCGCAACCGCGGTCTCGACCATCCGGAGTGGGTGTAATGGCTGACACCCTGTACATACCCACCCCTAACTGGCCTGCCAATCACCAGCAATATACGTTGCTTGTTTCCCCTGAGTGGCCAAAGCCACATATTCGCCTTTCGAAGACTGAATGGATATGCCAGTCTGAAAAGGATGGGCACACCTGCATAGGGCGGGCCTATTCGCCTGCGTACGCCTACCGCCAGTGGGTAGCAATTATGAATTGGTCCGCCACGCCCGAGCCTTGGAAAGAAACGTTGTGGCAGCGCTTCTTGCATTGGTGGGGTTCGTAATGGCAGGAGGCCGCCCCACCAAGTACACGCCCGAAGTGCTAGAGAAGACTCGGGAGTACGCCGAGAACTACCGCGCGCACGGCGATCCTGTGCCGACCATTGCTGCGTTGGCGCTGATTCTGGACGTCGACCGCACCACCATCCACGCGTGGTCCAAAGAGGCTGGGAAGGAAGAGTTTTCCTACCTCTTAACGCGAATTGAGCTTGGTCAAGAGCGGGAATTGGTCAGCGGAGGCATCAAAGGGGAGTTCAACCCGGCCATTACCAAGATGATGCTGACCAAGCACGGCTATACGGACAAGGTAGAGCAGACGCATCAAGGCCCGAATGGTGGGCCAGTCGAGCAGGCGGTGTCGCTGACCATCAATTTCGTGAAGCCATGAACATCGACTTCCCGGAGAAGTTCCAGGCTCTGTTCAAGCCCATGCGCTACAAAGTCTTCCATGGAGGGCGGGGTGGCGCCAAGTCATGGGCGGTAGCTCGTGCGTTGTTGCTGATGGGCGCTGAGCGTCCGCTACGCATTCTCTGCGCCCGGGAGATCCAAGACTCTATCCGCGACTCGGTGCACAAGCTGCTGAGCGACCAGATCGACGCCATGGGGCTGTCGGCGGTCTACGAGATCCAGAACGCAGGCATCTACGGTCGCAATGGGACCGAGTTTGCATTCGCCGGGCTGA